ATTAAATCAGGTGGCACAGCAGATGGTCCTGTACACTTTATGAACCTTACAGAAACAACTGTTGATGTTGTGGCTCAAGGTAATGTTCGACGTGGAAGCTTTGCGGCGTACCTAGATGTGGAATCTTCTGATATTATGGAGTTCCTTGATGCACGCGAAGAAGGTTCTTCTATCATTAACTTATCGTTGGGCGTCTGTATTGGTGACGAATGGATGCAGTCTATGATTGATGGTGATGGAGATAAGCGCACAATATGGGCTAGGATCTTACGTAAGCGTAGAGAATCAGGTTATCCTTATTTATTCTTTAAAGATACGATAAACAATTCGGCACCCAAAGTATTACGTGATCAGAACATTCCTATTTGGGCGTCTAATCTATGCTCTGAAATTTGTTTGCCTTCTTCTGAGGATATGTCTTTTGTGTGTAATCTTGCATCAATGAATTGTCTTAAATTCGATGAGTGGGAAGAAACTGATGCAGTAGAAGTTATGATATGGTTTCTTGATGCTGTAATGGAAGAGTACATTGAGAAAACCAAAGGTGTTAAGTTTATGGAATCTGCACACAACTTTGCTGTCCATTGGCGTGCATTAGGTCTTGGACAACTCGGTTGGCACTCGTACTTACAATCTAAAATGATTGCATTTGAATCGTTTGAGGCTCACATGCTTTCTACTAAGATTAGTAAGTTCATTGATGATCGTTCATTAGAAGCCTCTAAAGAGCTTGCTATAGAGTATGGCGAACCAAAGGGCATGTTAGGTTATGGTCAACGTAATTTAACACGCACAGCAGTCGCTCCTACTACAAGCTCATCATTCATCTTAGGTCAAGTGTCACCTTCTATCGAGCCTTTAGCATCCAATTACTTTACTAAAGACTTAGCCAAAGGTAAGTTCACTTATCGTAATCCATATTTGAAAGAGGTGTTAGCGTCTCACATGGCAGACACAGAAGAGGTATGGGTAGATATTCTAAAGCATGGTGGTTCTGTGCAACACCTTGATTGGTTCTCTGAGCATGAGAAAAATGTATTTAAAACATTCTCTGAGATAACTCCTTTAGTTATCGTACAACAAGCTGGGGCAAGACAGAAATTTATTGATCAATCACAATCATTGAATATTATGATACATCCTGAAATATCAGCAAAAGATGTTAATGCATTAATCATAGAAGGTTGGAAACTAGGTGTTAAGACTTTTTATTATCAAAGATCGGCAAACCCTGCGCAAGAGTTGGTACGTGATATTATGAACTGCGCAAGTTGTGAGGGATAGACATGGAAGATTACATTGCTTACGAAACATTCTGTGAAATATGTGAAACAGAATCGTATTTAAATTTAGATGAAGGCGAAACTGAATTACCTATGTTTTGCTCTATGTGTGGTGAGCAAACAAAATACGAAGAAGTGGAAGACGAAGACGATTACGACTTCGAATAAACTGTATAAGTAGCTCTATAGTGATATGGAGCTACTTTTTTTATGAGTTATTGGTATTATAACAACGAGATTATGGAAAATATTCCTGAAAACACTCAGGGGTTTGTGTACATTATTACAGAGAACGCAACTGGTATGATGTATATCGGTAAAAAGAACTTCTGGTCAAAGAAGACACAACCACCTTTAAAAGGTAAGACACGCAAAAGGCGGTCTATTGTAGAATCTGATTGGCAGACATATTTCGGAAGTTCTGATAAAGTTAAACAACTACTATTAGAGCATGGTGCTGATAGTTTTCATAGAGAAATAATACACCTGTGTAAATCTAAATCGGAGATGAGTTACCTTGAAACAAAAGAACAATTTGACCGCAACGTACTTTTGGACGATCGTTACTATAATGGGATTATTAATTGTCGTATTAATAGAAAACATGTAGCCCACATGATTTAACTATTTACATTCATGTTTACGTGTGTTATATTATTTGAAACAGTAAGGAAATATTATGATTTTAATTGACTTCAGTGCTATTACTATTGGTCCTATCGCTTCTGGTTTTATTAACGGCGAGGATGTAAACATTGTACGACACTTCATTATAAATGAACTCCGTATGTACAGATCTAAATTCAAAGAACAATATGGTGAAATAATTGTTGTATGTGATGCTGGTGGAAATTGGCGTAAAGACATTTATCCTGAGTACAAAGGTAAACGTACCAAAGGTCGTGAAGAATCAAAAGTTGATTGGGACAAAGCGTACAAGTCTATTGGCACTGTAATTGATGAAATAGAAACTGAACTTCCTTATAGAGTAATTCGTGTAAAGGGTTGTGAAGCTGACGATGCTATTGCAGAACTGTGCAAGTACACACAAAATTTCGGTTGTTTCGAAGAAGTAGTTATCGTTTCTTCTGATAAAGATTTTCGTCAACTACAAAAGTATAACAATGTCAAGCAATATTCCACCTATACCAAAAAGATGCTTGTAGAAGAAAACCCACGTCTTTTTCAAAATATGCATTTCCTTGTGGGTGATCGTGGTGATGGTGTCCCCAATGTTCTTTCTGACGATAAGGTCTTTGTAGAAGATCGTAGACAGAATACTTTAAGTGCTAAGAAGAAAGAAGCTCTCTTGGCTGATCCTAGATCACTTGGGGAAGAAGTTTATCGCAATTATTGGCGTAATAGAACAATGATTAACCTTATGGAAGATACTTTGATGCCAAAAGAGATAAGTAAAGCTATTATAGATACATTTGAAAGACAAGACAAAAACCACTTAAAGGGGAACGTACTAAATTATTTGATGGAAAATAAAATGAGACTATTGATTGAATGTTTAGATGAATTTATATAACAAAATAATATAATAGGTGAAGCCCATGAGAAAATTAATATATGAAACATTAGACGCTGTAAGTAAAGCATCTAAAAAAGCCGACAAGATTGAAATCCTACGTGGTAACGATTCTTGGGCATTGAAAGACGTATTGCGTGCAACGTATGACGAGTCTATTCAATTTTGGCTTCCACCAGGAGAGGTGCCTTACACTCCAAACAGAGAAGGTTCTATCCCTTCTAATCTCCTAAAACTGAATACAAAGTTTAAATACTTTTGCAAAGGTGGACCTGCTGACAGAATGTTGGGTTCAAAACGTGAAAGTATATTCATTGATCTATTAGAATCGATCCATCCTAAAGATGCGGTTGTATGTACTAAGATGATCAACAAAGAGTCTCTTGGTAAAGGTATTACCAAGAAGCTAGTTCAGGAAGCTTTTCCTGGATTGATTTTACGATGAAAGAGAGTGACAAACTGTAACTCAACATAACTTCGAAAGGGATCTTTTAATGACAGAGATTCAATTGGCAAGACTAACAACCGACATTGCAGAACTCAAGGAATATATTAAGCTGGTGGCTTCTAAAGGAAACAATCATCTGGTATCGAAACTTGAGAAGAAACTATCTTATCTGCAAAGTCGAATTGCTGAACGAATGACTGCTTAAGTCGTAACGAAGGAGACAGTAATTAACTCTGGGGTGCTAAACTTTCACTTTAGTGTCTCAGGGTTAATTCATAGGAAAGAAAATATGCCGACATATACAGTAAGAAATAAAGTAACTGAAGAAGAATACGAGACTATTTGTTCTTGGAATGAGCTACAAGAAATACTTGAAGTGAACTCTGATCTTGTTCAAGGACTTGCCACAGCCAAATTTGTGACTCAACATGGTAGCACAGTTGGTCGTACTAGTGGTGACTGGCGTGATCTACTAAAGAAGCTTAAAAAAGGTTCTGGTGTTAACTCAAACATTAATTATTAGAAGTTAGATAATGGTAAAAAAAGTAAATATTAACGGCAAGAAAAATCGTAGTGTTGCACCAGGTAATAGTGGCCTAGCTAGGCTAGACGATCTTGCAATAGTAGAACCAATCACAACCAATCAAGGTAAAGCGTTTGATGCGTGGGAAGAAGGTAACAATCTTGTTCTTGCTGGTTGCGCTGGCACAGGTAAAACATACCTTGCAATGTACTTAGCCTTAGAACAGGTGTTAGATCCTAATACTCCGTATAACGAATTAGTGTTAATACGAAGTATGGTTCCTACACGTGATATGGGTTTCTTACCTGGTACTAAGCAAGAGAAAGAGGATGCTTATACAGCACCTTACATGGCTATATGCAATCAGTTGCTAGGTGCTAATTCATACACAAAGGCTGTTACACAAAGGAAAATTAGATTTGAATCTACATCGTTTATTCGTGGTCTTACAATAGATAATGCAATTGTCGTATTAGATGAAATGCAAAATTGTAACTTCCATGAACTCGATTCTGTTATAACACGTGTCGGTGAAGATACTAAAATAATATTGTGTGGAGACTATCGCCAATCAGATTTTAGATTTGAGGACGAGAAAGCTGGCCTATCTAAGTTTATTGCGATTGCAGAACAACTCAAGAAGTTTGATGTGATTACGTTTGATTGGGAAGACATTGTACGCTCTGGTCTAGTGCGTGATTACTTAATGACAAAAGAAATGTTAGGATTTTAAATGTCACACAATTTAATTATATTCGGTAAAGAGAGTTGTAGTTATTGCGATAAAGCCGTTGATTTAGCAAAGGATCAAATTCAGCATCCTTTGACTTGGATATATCGTAGCACTTCTGAATCGACTGATGCTATCTTAGAATTATATGAACGAAAGAACGATGTTAAGACATTACCTGCAATATTTTGGAATGACAAATACGTGGGTGGATATACAGAGTTTGCTCAAGCAGTTGAAGACATGGCTTTAGGTAACTATGGTGATGGTGGCTTTTAATGGAAGATATATACGCTATAATTTTAGGAGCAATGTATGGTTTAATAATCGGCATAATTCCTGGAGCTG